AATCGTAAGACTTGGAAAACATTCAAAGAAGAATTTGAAAAAACCGAAGGAAACCTAACAACATATTTAGCTAAAAGATTAAACTTCACAGGCAAAGTAGAATATGTAAAACATCATAATTCACATCTAGCATTTTCTTATTATACTTCACCATTTCACGATGCTATTGGTATTTCAATTGATGGCGTTGGTGAATGGGAAACTGCATTAGCGGTAAGATGTAAAGATAATACTTTTGAAGAAATTAATTCTATGAAGTTCCCAAACTCTTTAGGATTGGTTTACTCAACTATAACTGCTTATTTGGGATTCAAACCAAATAATGGTGAATATAAAGTAATGGGATTAGCACCATATGGTGACCCGAGTAGATTCAAACATATTTTTGATAAAATGTTTAGATTCGATAGTAATGGTGTGATTGAAATAAATCAGAAATACTTTACTTGGCAATATTCCAATACTGATATGTACACATATGAGTTAGTTAAATTAATTGGATTAGAACCAAGAGAAGCTGAATCTAAGATAGAGCAGGAACATATGGATTTAGCAGCCGCTTTACAAAAGTGGTATGAGAGTTGTTTTTATTTCTTTGTAAATAATTGTATGCAAAGTGCAGATACTACTAATTTAGTATTGGGAGGTGGTTCTGCATATAATGGTACGGCAAATGGCAAATTACAAAAACATACATCTGTTAAAGATTTATGGATTCCATTTGCACCATCCGATGCGGGTTCTGCAATTGTAGCCTGTTTATATTATTTGCATAATTCATTAGGTAACCCTAAAGTAATTGGTGGAGATAATCAATCTCCATATTTAGGACCACAATGGACTAGAGATGAATTAACTTCAATTTTATCTAAAGAAAAATCTCAAAACAAAGAATTGGATGTTAAAATCTATAATGATAAAAAAAGGTTATTAACTAAAGTTTCCAAATTGATTAATGATGGAAATATTATAGGTTGGTTTCAAAATAGAACTGAATTTGGTGCAAGAGCATTAGGTAATCGTTCTATTTTAGCTAATCCACATTTGCCGGATGTTAGGGATAGGATTAATAAGGTTGTTAAAAAGAGAGAAATGTTTAGCGGTAACCTTTGAAGATTATGATAAATATTTCTCATCGGAAGGTGAAGTACCATATATGAATCAGGTAGTTAAAGTAACTAATTACAAATCAATTCCATCTGTAACGCACGTTGATGGTTCTGCTAGAATTCAAACTGTTAGAAGAGAAATGAATCCTTTGTATTACGATTTATTGAAGGAATTTGAAACGATATCAGGCACACCAATACTTTTAAATACATCATTTAACCTAAGAGGACACACAATGACAAATGACCCACAAAAAGCAATTTGGACATTTTTAAATTGTGATATGGATTATTTAGTATTAGGTACGTTTTTAATTAGTAAGAAATGAAATTATACGCATACGGAGATAGTTGGACAGAAGGACAGGGGTGTAGATTAGAAAACGAATCTACTATAAAAGATAGAATGTATCTAAAAGATTTTAGAAACAAATACTCTTGGCCAATTAAATTAGCTAACAAATTAGGATGTGAGCATGAAAATAATGGATGGAGCGGTAGAGCTAACAATCTTATTTTTAATGATGTTATTGCTGATTTACGAAATGGTAAAATTCATAAAGGCGATTTAGTTGTAATAATGTGGAGTTCATCTTTACGTGACCATGTACATTTTTTACCAAAAGGAGAATGGATTAGCTGGTCTATAAAGGAACTTACTTTACTACCTCATAAGTTTTTCGAATCTTATAAATTTGGTGATGATAAATATAATAACTTTTTAGAAGATTATAAACGATTCTTTTTAGAGAATATGTTTAATCAAAATTACTATAATATCATAAACCAAAACTATATTGTATTTTTACAAAAAATGTTAGAAGCATATGAAGTTAACTATCTTATGTTAGATGCGTTTGATATGATGGTGCAAGATTTAAATAGGAAAGATGATATAACTCATTTAATAAATAAGAAAACATATTGGGGATTTAGTAAACAAACTATACGAGATTTCTTAATAAAAGTATCGGATGAATCCGCTTGGGAATACCCAAATCCGTTTGAAGAAATCCCATCCAAACATCCTAATGAAAATGGATATAATCTAATAAGTGAAGAAATCTATAATTATATAGTAAAGAATAACATAATTTAATATGGGCGCAGAATTTCAATTATTTGATGGTAAGAACTTATCATCATTATTTAAAGATATATACGAAAACCAACAAAATAAAAAGAAGAACATATCTGATATGATAGAATCTCTTCGTAAGTTAATCAAAAACGTTGGTGAAGCAACTGTACTTGCTCCAATTATCAGAGATTTAATAGATACATCAGTTAAAAACGATGACCATCTAATTAAACTTGCAACTATCGCACAAAGATTAGCAGCAGCTGAAGCGAAAGGTATTGGTGAAGATGGTTGGTTAAGTGAGCATGAGAAAACTCAATTACTTACCGAATTGGAAGATACGGTAAATGAATTGGATAAAAAGAATGAAGAAAAATTGGTTGATATTCAAATAGAATTAGATGATATTAAATCTAAAATTTAATGAGCGAAATACAATCATATTTAGCAACGGTAGATAAGGTATTTCTTATCGATATGGAATTAAATCCTTTAGAAAAGGGAGATAACGCCGATTATATACCAATATACAATAAGAATGAGGATTTTTCCGATAAAGATGCTAGATTATACGGAGCTATAACTTACATATATCCGGATATGACTACCGAATTTTATGCTTATCCATTTGATAAGAATAATTTTACAATGCCGATTAAAGGTGAAACTGTACTCATATTAGAAATAGATAAAAGTAATATTTTTTGGTTACCATATTCGGTAACACCATATAGTAGTTATAGACGAGATTATGTTACATATTCTGATTTAACACCAACCGATGGTCTTAAACCTGATTCAGCAAATACTGGTGGTAAATCATTAAGAGAAACAAAAGATTCCGGTGGACAAACCAATTCAGGTAATAAGAAAAATTCTACCGATGAATATAAAGTGAATGAAAAAATTAAGTTTCTAAAACCAAAACAAGGTGATACTATAATAAGTGGTAGAGTTGGTAATACAATTCGTTTTAGTGAATTTCATTTAACGGAAGATGGTAAAACCGCATCACCTTCTATATTCATTCGTAATAAACAAAACCCTGAATTAGATTCTAAAAAGATTGGTGAATTAATTGAAGAAGATATTAATAAAGATGGTACATCCATCTATATGACTTCAAATAAAGTAAAAGTTCCATTTAAAGAAGAAATTAAAAAAACTAAAGTAGCTTTTAAAGAATACCCCAACTCAAAGGATTTAAGTGGAGACCAGTTATTTGTAAATTCGGATAGAATTGTATTATCAGCTAAAGCAAAAGAATTCATTATATTTGGTAAATCAAATACTGGCATAATAACTGATGGTCATTTTTCAATTGATGCTGAAAAAGAAATATACTTTCATAATAAGAAAAACATAACAATCCATTCCGAAGGTTCTAATCAAATATTTTTAAATTCCGATAATGGTAAAGTATATTTGGGAAAGAATAAAGGTGAAGGAGATGCCGGAGCAGATGTTCAAAAAATGGTATTGGGTGGTGAGTTAGTTAAAATAATGGGAGAATTAATAGATGCTATAACTAAACAAATGTATCTAACCCCCGCCGGTCCATCATCTACCGGTCCTACTAATGTTGCACAATTTAATGCAATTAAAAGTAAATTAAAAACTATCCAATCCTCTAAAAACTTTTTAAGTAAATAATATGTCTTGGGGAGTATTTAAAAAAACATTACTGCCACAAATGCAAAATAACGCATATGGTACAATTAGTGATTTTGCTAAAGCATTCACATTGGCATATGATACTGCTATTAAAAGTGGAAAAGACCCATTAAATGGTGTACCATTAATGAAAGGTAATCCCGTATTGATGCAAGAATCTATAATAAGATTTTTAGAACAAACACAAAAAGCTAAAGTATTAACATTTTTAGAAGTTGTTGGACCTGCTGTAATTATATATTGGATGGGAGCGAAGATGTCACCATTTCCTCCACCAATGATACCTGCTCCAGGTTCAATTAAAAATATAGCAACAACTATGGGTATTGTATTAAACCCAGGTAAATGGACAGCTATAAAAGTTCCACCAAATAATAATCCCGAACAATTTTTAAATTCATTTATAAATTCAGCAAAGTTACACTTAACATCTGTATCGGGTAATTATACAGTTATGGCACAATATCCACCACCAGCTCCACCTGCTCCAGGCATAGTTAATTGGAAAGGATATCAAGTGCCTGATTAAATTTAATCTTTTTATATTTATTACTAAACATACACACATTATTATGGATTCAAAATTATTAGTAGGTTTAATTAAGGAAGTTGTCAAAGGAGAAGTTAGACAGCAAGTTAAAGAAGAATTAGCTAAATTAATTAAATCTGGTGCGGTTACATTAAACTCACAAAGAAAAACAACAACTCCATCATTGAGAGAAATGACGGAAGTAAAGCAATCTGCTCCAATTAAAAAACAAGCAGTAGCACCAATTCAACAAAGAACTCAACCTCAAAGGGAATTTTCAAAAGACCCTATGATAAATGAGATTTTAAATATGACACAACCATTTTCAGCAGAGCAACGTAAAGAAGGCGCACAATCGGTTGGAAGTGTATTAGATATGATTAAGCCTGAATTAAGGGTTGATGAGAGTGAGTGGGAAACTATGGATTTTAGAGATATAGATGTACCATCCAACGTTCCAACATTCGAATCAACGGGTGATGGATTACAAGATGCTACAATAAAGGCATTGACAAGAGATTATTCAGAATTAGTAAAGAGATTTAAATAATGGCAATAGAGCTTGGTAAAGTTAATGTAGTTGATTTAGTTGAAAATAACTATAAAGTATTGGGAATTGGTATAAATCAAAGTTCCGATTCTAATGGCGTATTTTCAACTAATTTTACAACGTTAACGCAGGCTAAAAATAACTTAGTTAATCTTATTCTTACAAAAAAGGGAGAAAGATTAATGCAACCTGATTTTGGTTGTGATATTTGGAAAGTTCTATTTGAACCAATTGATAATATAGAAACTTCAATAGAAAACGCTATAACAACAGCTGTTTCTATATGGTTGCCGTATTTGAATATAAATGAAATAATATTTGATTATGATGAAAATGATATAGATGTAAATACAGTATCTTTGGATATAAAATTTTCACTAACATCTAACCCAGCATTATCAGAATCAATACAAATAAATGTAGAAAAATAAAATGGCAATAAATCCTATTAAAAAGACATTTGGAACTAAGAAAACTTTAAATTATTTGGGAAAGGATTTTGATTCTTTCAAACAAAATCTTATTGATTATACCAAAACTTATTTTCCAAATACATATTCAGATTTTAATGAAGCATCGCCTGGTATGGTATTCATCGAACAAGCAGCAGCTTTGGGAGATGTATTATCATTCTATCAAGATACTCAATTAAAAGAATCAATGTTAGCACATGCTACCGAACGTAAAAACGTTTTAGCATTGGCACAATCGATGGGATATACACCAAAAGTTACATCTCCTGCATTAACAACTATAAACGTTTATCAATTAGTACCATCGAAAGGTGCTCCTAATTATGAACCAAACGATGCATACTATCTTAAAATAAAAGATGGTATGGAGATAGAATCATCTACAAATAGTAATATTGTATTTAGAACTATTGATTCGGTAGATTTTGCAAATCAAACTGATAGAGAAATTGATGTATATGAGAGAGATGTTAATGGGACTCCATTACAATATTTAGTAACTAAAAAAGTAAAAGCAATTTCAGCTAGAGAAGTATCTTCTACAATTAACTTTGGTTCATACGAAGAATATCCTGTTGCTGATTTATCTGATACTAATATCATTCAAATAACATCTGTTACATCTGATGATGGAACTATTAAATGGTATGAAGTACCATATTTAGCACAAGAGAGTATATTTGTTGAACAACCAAATAAACAATCAAATACAGGCGAACTATCAAATGATTCAGTAGATGTTCCATATATTTTAGAAGTACAAAAAGTCCCATATAGATTTTCTACAAAAGTAAATTCCGATAACACAATTACATTACAATTTGGTAGTGGTGATAACTCATTAAATGATGAAACCATTTTACCAAATCCTAAAAATGTAGGATTGGGATTAGCAAATTCAGTTAGTAGATTAAATCAAGGTATTGACCCATCTAACTTTTTAAAAACAAATACATTTGGAGTTGTTCCTGTAAATAAATCATTGATTGTAAAATATTTAGTTGGAGGTGGTATAGCATCAAATATAAACCAAGGTGATTTGGTTTCTATTAGAAGAATTGAATTCGAAGAAGATTTACTTTCATTTACAAACAATAGTGAATTAAATTTATATAACGCAGCAAAAGGTACTGTGGCTGTTGAAAATTTAGAAGCAGCAGTTGGTGGTAGAGGTGCAGAATCTATCGAAGAAATCAGACAAAACGCATTAGCAATGTTTGGTTCTCAAAATAGAGCAGTAACTAAGCAGGATTATATGGTTAGAGCTCTATCTATGCCAGAGAGATATGGTAGTGTTGCAAAAGTATATGTAAGTCCCGATGGTGAGATTGATAATAATTCTCCATCATCTATACTTGCATCCCCAAAAAATATAGCAGAATTTGTTGGATTGGTTGAAGGATTAAAAGATAAACCAAAGCAAGAAATTCAAAAAGAATTAGTTAAATATCTTTCTCAAAAGAAAACCGCAATAGCAGAAGTAAATAATCCATTTGCTATTAATATGTACGTTTTGGGATATGATAATAATAAAAAATTAACTCAAATAAACCAAACAGTTAAGCAGAATCTTAAAACCTATTTAGGTGAATATAGAATGATGACTGATGCAGTTAACATTATTGATGGATTTATTGTAAATATTGGAGTTGATTTTGAAG